GCTTCAACATTTCATTCCAAGCCCTGGTCAATGACGACATGGGCGCATTGTCCGATCTATCGATGAAGCTGACGCGCGGGGCGCGCCAGTGGTTCGCTGGTCTGCTTGTGGACACGATCGTGGCCAACCCCATCCTGGCGGATGGCGTAGCTGTCTTCCACGCCTCACACGGCAACCTGGCCGCTTCCGGCGCGGTCCCTGGTGAGGTCACCATCGGCGCGGGTAAACTGGCGATGCGGGTGCAGACGGATCTCAGTGGTAATGTCGTCGATGCCACGCCGCAATTTTTGTTGATTCCGGCCGCCCTTGAGGCAACCGTTGACAAGTTGCTGGCGACCCTCTACCCCACACAGCCATCGGAAGCGGCGGTCGCGGCGCGCTCCTTGACGCCGATCGTTGACCCCCGCTTGGACGCCGCCGGACAGAGCACGGCCTGGTATCTCTTCGCCGATCCGGCGATCGCTCCCGTGTTCGAGTATTCCGAACTTAGCGGCCACGAAGGTCCGCAGGTGGAGACCCGCCAAGCCTTCCCGAACCTCGGGACGGAGATCCGGGTAGTCTGGCACGTCGGCGCCGGCGCTATCGACTCGCGCGGCGGGTATAAGAACGCTGGGGTTTAACATGCCGCTCAGAATAGCTTGCTTGTTATTGGTCTCACTTCTGGCTTTTGGCCAGGCCACCGTTTCGGAGGTTGATGAGCTGGAGTTCTTTACGATCTCGTATGAAGTCACGCTCGCGGCCGCGACCGGCGCATTCTCGCTTCAGGCGCCGGCGAACAGCGGCCGGCGCATTTACCTGAAATCCGCCATGGTCTATTGCTCCGTCGCCTGTACAATCAACCAAGACCGCAACGGGACCGCCGCCACGACGACACTTTTAACCCCGTCGGTTCGGATCAATGGAAGCACTTCCGCGGCCGTCGCAAAAGCCTACGGGCCCAGTAATGCGGGAACGGGAGGCACGCTCCCAACCCTGGTGCTGGCGGCGGGCGAGAAGCTGGCGATGGACATGAGCTATTCCGCGTTCGGGCGCGGGAGTTCGGCCGCTCAAAATCATAACTTCCGGGTCAACGCCATCACGGGAATTTTCCGGGTGTCGGCGATCTGGGCGGAGAAGCCGTAATGGCTGCCCTGGCAACACTACAAACCCGCCTCACCGAAGCCGAGGACGCGTTACATCGGCTGGCTTGCGGCGCGCGTGTTGTCCGACTTACCGGGCCCAATGGTGTCAGTACCGAGTTCAATCAGGCGACATCGCCCGACCTTCGCGCCTACATCGGCCAGCTCAGAAACGAAATTGCGGCCTTGACGGAAACGTCTTCCGGTTCGCGTGTATTTACAGTCCAAACCTCGCGAGGTCTCACATGAAGAATTTTATTCAAGAGGGCGTTACCCTCACCGTCGCCGCGCCATCCGGTGGCGTCATCAGCGGCCAACTCGTCGTCGCCGGTAGGATCATCGGCGTTGCGGCCTTCGATGCGCTGGTAGGTATCCCCGTCGAGGTACAGACCGAGGGAGTCTTCGAACTTCCGAAAGTCACAACCGATGTCGTTACCGTTGGCGAGGCGCTGTATTGGGACTCCGTCGCCGCCAAGCTAACGGACACGCCGGGAGCGGGCAGTAAGCCGCTGGTGGGCTATGCCACGGCGGCCGCCGGTAATGGCGCGACGAAGGTCTATGCCAGACTGATTCCGACGCTGCAAACGGGCGGCGCTTAATTTTGCAAGTTCGCGCGGCAACAGGTCCCCGCGCGCAGGGCCAGGTAGCGGATCTGCCTGGCGGACCGCCTCCACGTGGTTAACTCCTTCTCCACTCACGGCGGTAATTTTCAACATCTGATTTGGCCATGGGACACAGTGAGTAATTCTTCCAAAAACGACATACTACGGACTTCGGAACTCTGCCTTTGGTTAGACGCCAGCAAAGCAACCGTCTCTCGTATGGTCAACGGCAAGATTCCTGGACTTGCCCCGCTCCCATGCCTGCGACTCGGCCGCAAGCTGGACGAGGATCGTCTGCAATGAAGAATTTAATGGGAAGAATCGACAACGGCACCGGCCGCGCTCGGCTTTCCAAAACCGTAAACGCGAGGCTCATGTTAGTTGGGGGCGGTGTTAGCAGCACCGCCCCCAGATAACTGAGATCAAAAAAGCGAAAGCCCCGTGACAATCGGGGCATATCGCGAGGCAAAAACAGTGTACGAATTTATTATAACCCAAAACGGCGCGGGTGAAAAGCCAATTCTGCAATCGGCGGCGGAGTTCGACATCCGACTGCGCGTTGAGGAGTACATCTCTCTGGGACTCGATCCCGTTCCGCTTGAGCCACGCTCCAAGGCGATCAAAGTACCCGGCTGGCCGGACAAGACGTTCACCATGGACGACTTCCTGCCCGGTAGCAACGTGGGTCTGCGTTGGGGGCGCGGCAACGCGGTAGATGTCGATTGCGATTGTTTTGAAGCCGTCGCGCTGGCGGGCCGTTTCCTGCCAGAGACGGGCTTTGTATTCGGGCGGCCATCGGCGCGGGCATCCCATTTTGTGTACAGGCTGACCGAACCGGCGCGGACGGTGCAATTGCATTGTCCAGTCACCAAAAAAAGTATTATCGAGCTCCGAGCAAACGGACAAACGATGGCGCCGGGGAGCACTCACCCGAGCGGAGAGCTTGTCGATTTCGAGAGCGGCGCAACTCGCATGATACAGAACGTTGACACCGCGGAGCTATTGCAGGCCGTCAACCGGATCGGCGCGGCGGCGCTGCTGGCGCGGCATTGGCCTTCTCACGGCCGGCACAACGCAATGTTGGCGTTGGCGGGAATACTGGCGCGGGCTGGCTGGAAACAGGCCGACGCGCGGTCGTTTTGCGAGGGGCTGTATCAGGCCGTACCGACGCATGACCGGGCGGCAGTTGGTCGCGTTCGCGGTGAAGTGGAAAGCAGTTTTAAGCGGCTGGCAGAGGGCGGCGCGCTGACCGGCATTCCGACGTTGCGGGATGTCCTCGACCCGAAGGTTATCACGGCGGCGCTGAAGTGGCTGAGCATTGACGGGGCCGCAACATCGGCGGGCGAGGGTGTTCCAGGACCGGACGCTGGCGGCGCGGAGCATGGCGAGGACGAGTTCGGGCTGCACGACGTCGGCAACGCGAACCGGCTGGTGCTGGCGTATGGCGAGGACATTGTTTATTGCGAAGAACGCGCTTCCTTTTACGTGTGGACAGGCGTCCGATGGAAGCTAGACAGACACATTTTGGTTGACCGCATGGCCGAAAAAGTGATGTTTAAAATGGGCAAGGACGCCTGGGATATTGCCGACGGAAGCAAGCGCGACAAGGTTCTAAGCTGGGTCCGCAGCACGCTGAAAAAGTCTGGCATAGAAAGCATGGTTTCCGTGTCTCACCGCAAGCTCCGGCTGGTGGGCGCGGACCACTTCGACAAAGGCGCGTATCTCCTCAATTTTCAGAACGGGACACTCGAACTTGAAACCGGCACGCTCCGGGAGCATCGGCGCGACGATCTCATAAGCAAGTGCATTCCGTATGACTACGACGCGACGGCGACGTGTCCGACCTTTCACCGTTTCCTAAACCGCATCATGGGATACATCGACGGCGGCGACCGGGAAACGAACTTGAGCGCGGCGAACCTTACCGCGCACCTTCGCATTCTTCTAGGTAGCGGACTCACGGGCAAGGCCGAGAAGATCATCGGCATGTTCCACGGCGCGACCGGCAACAACGGGAAATCTACACTGCTGGGCGTCATCCGGGCCGCTCTTGGCGCCGACGAATACGCGGGTACACTGCAAATCGAGAGCCTCATGGAATCGCCGGGCGCGTATGGGTTGAGTAACACCATTAACAGTGACCTCTCTGGGCTTCAAGGCTGCCGGTTCGTAACGGCTTCCGAACCAAAGAAGGGCGCGCGGTTCGACGTGGCGCGACTGAAACACATCGTGGGGCTGGCTACGATCAAGGCGCGGCGCCTGCGTGAGAACCCATTCACTTTTGAGCCTTCGCATAAACTCTTCATAGACTGCAATGACCGACCAATAATCAGCGATCCGAAAGACGCCGTTTGGAACCGGATAAAGATGATTCCGTTCAACGTTACGATCCCCGAAAGCGAGATCGACGCGGCGCTACCTGAGAAGCTCCGGGCCGAACTTCCGGGCATCATGTCCTGGCTTGTCATCGGTGCGGAGGAGTTTATTCAGCACGGGCTGCCGGCCAATCCTGAAGCGGAGGCGGCGAAGCAGGGTTACCAGGAGGCGTCCGACCGGCTGACGGGCTTCTACGCCGAGGAGTGCATGCTGGGGCCGAAGCTATGGGTATCGAGGACCGATCTATGGATGGCTTACGTTCGCTGGGAAGCTGACAACGGCACGAAATACCCGATGCTGAAACCCGCGTTTGAGGAGAGGATCGAGCGGAGCGGCTGCCGGAAAACGAAAAAAGTTGACGGTTCGATTCGAGCTTGGGAAGGGATCGGACTCCAAGCATGATCGTAAAAACGGGACAACGGGACACGGCGGGACACGTTTTCCCTGTTGTTTTTGAGCTGCAAAAAATTCACGAGGGAGATATGGAAATTCTTGTCCCGTTCTGTCCCGTTGTCCCGGATTTCACCCAAAACCATAGTACTCCCACCGTCGAAGTACTAACTGACCGATAGGACATTCTCAATATGACTGAATTGGCAATACATTTATTGCAAGTTACCGTTGACACACGAGATCCAAGGCTATAGCGTTAGATCATGGCACAAAAAACAATCTACCTTCCAGAAGCGGCTGTAGCCGTTTGGGAGGACGCAAAAGAGACGCTAGGCGCGAGTATGGGGGCCATCGTTCGCGATTGCCTTAAAAAAAAGCTGGCAGAGGCCCGAGCGATTAAGGTGTTGGCCGCGAATGGTTTCGAAATGATTGTGATTGATGTGGAGGATGGCGATCGTGTCCTCCAAAAGTCCTTCAAAGGCTACTGGCTATTTGAGGACCTTAAGCCGGAGAATGATGGCGATGGCGTCTATTGGCCCGGTAGCGTCACTTTTTCAGTCGCGCGAACGGCGAAGGGATCGCTTGCCGTCTATGTCCGAGACGCTAGGAATGATGCCGGCGACCTGCATGTATTCTCGACGTTTGAGGCGTTTCGTGATCACCAGTCAAACAACGTCCCATTCGCTCCGCAGACTATCATCTCCGCCGTTGCGGCGGCGCTGGCTGTGGAGCATATCGAAACCCTCGACATCTAGCGTGCTGCCCGATAAACCCACCGGCGGGGAAGCCGCCGGAGAATGAGAAGACCATGACGATCCACACGAAAAAAGAAGCTGAGACCCTGATCGCAGCCATGAACGAGCCTAGTCAAGATCGGCACGACATGACGATATGGGAGGGAAACGACGGCCATCTCCATGCAAGTGAGGAGCCCTCAGGGAGTTCCACCAGGTGCATTCATTGCGTAGCATACGGAGGTTTTGGCCGCGGTACCTGGACATTGGAAGCGCTGGCTGAGGATCTTGTACGGAAGCTGGAATATCGTTCCGGGAAGCTCACCGATGGGTGGGTTTACGATACCCACATCTAACCACCAAACCCACCGGCGTTCCCGCCGGAGAATGAGGAATAAATGACGATACAAGAAGCTCGAAGGAACGAACTCAAGAACTTTATCTTGTCTCACGCTCGCCAGTTCGATATGTCGAGATGGCTGGACGGAGATAACCAATGTCCAAATGCGTATTGCATCGGCGGCGCGGCTGATGTGATTATGGGCTACACAGACTGGCAGACTGATATTGAGCTACACGAGTTCGGCTTGTCTGATGAAATTGTGAATGTAAGTAACTGGCCCGAAAACATCCGCAACGAATACGTATATGCCCGCGCCGCGGGCGATTACGACCGCGCCGCCGCCGCGGGTGTAGCGGCAATTGACTATTACGGAAAATGAGGAACAAATGAGAGTACACACGCATAACATAACAGCCGAGCTAGCTGCTGAATGCCGCGAGATCGGCGCGGCATACGCAGGAATTGAACACTGCAATTTTCAGGATGGAGGGTACAGCCGGCGCGACTGGACCAGCGGAACTTGGGCTGGATCGCTACCGGGCTCGCCTGAGTACGATGAGGAAGCGGAATATGATCGCCGGTTCGCCGTGGAGCAACTTATCGACGATGCCGCGGCGCACGAATGGGACCGCCTATGGGATGAGACCGGGGGCGCGGCATGATGAGCGGCGGCTTCCGCGACTTCCGGGGGGTGCACGAATGCCAGACCTTACGGCAAAAATGCCGTAAGGTGTTGCTGATGAAGGTAGGGAATTCGTGCCCTACCTTGACTAATTCCACCACCTGTAAATGACCACCACCACCACCAAAGGAGAACCAATGACCACCACCACAGGAGATAAAACAATGACCACCAAAACCGATAGCGGCACCCGTTTGAAGAGCGGAGGATTCCATGACTTCTTGACTGGCTTGGGCGCTGATGCACGGCTGGGCCGGTACGTCGCGCCACTCGCTGCCCAGAGCGCGGAGATAGTCGTGTTGACCCTGGCGATGGGCTTGGCCGATGCCGTCGAAGGAAACGCACCTCACCCGGCGCTGGCGTTGCTGGAGCGGATGGAGAGGGGCGACCGATGACGCCGTATCGTGTGGGGCGTTCCCACGAGACCGCGCGGAACAAGCGGATATTCGATCTTTGGCTGGCGTGCTACACGCAGGAGGAGATTGCCGAGGCGGTGGGATGCGAAGACCACGACGTTGATAACTTTCTCCGTAAAACGGCAGACCTGCCAAATTACGGAAAAACACCGGAAGCGCAACATCAAACCGACTTCCAAGTCCCGCTCTACAACGTCTGGCGGCAACAGGAGACGGCACCCCCCCCACCCCCTAACA